GTATTGAGGCCACCATACTGGCAAGGGCTGGCAAAAATGCCATATTGCCCCTTGACAAAAACGGTGCGACAATAGGCCCTGTCGCGGTGGATGAAAATTCACAAAACTCCCAGGCGGTTAACGAGCCGCCCCAGTCACCAGCAGACGCCCACACCGAGCCCATGCGCACCCCCTATGCGCAGGCACGGCCAAGCAAGCCGCCAGCACTTCCACGCAAGGGAGGCGGCTGGATTAAAAAATGGTGACCTGGACATGGCCGATATCGTCGACGACTTCCTCACCCGCCTGGTGCAGCACGCGCCAGACCTGCCCATTGACACCCGCCTGAACCTGGAGCGCGACATGCGCCACCACCACGGCGGCACGCGGCCTGAGTACGTGGCCAAGGGCATTGACGGCCTGAGCAAACGCACCCGTACGTTTATCGTCAGCCTGGGCCTGCGCCACCAAAAGCCCATGCGCGAGATATTTGCCCAGGCCAGCGTCAGCCGGTCGACGGGTTACCGAATCCTGCGCGGCAAGTAGCGCGGGCCTGTGCCAGTTTCCCCCTGATATTTAAGCCCCTGCGGCGGCACATTGGCGGCTACTTGTAGCCACCTTTTGACCCGACAGAAAGCCGCCCGCCATGACCATGCGCATCACCATGCTCGCCACCCTCATGGGTGAATCGGGCTCACTGCTCACATCGGGCAGCACCGTTACCGTCAGCAAGGCATTTGGGGCCACCGTAGTCGGCTCAGGCCGCGCCACCGATACCGATGGCACCCTGCGCCCCACATCCACCGAAAACACCGCCGCCGCCAGCCGCACGCTGACGGGCGCTGATGTGGAGACCCTGGTCATCTGCAACAGCGCCAGCGCCGTGGTGCTCACCATCCCCACCGACGCTGTGGGCGGCTTCACCGGCCGCGCCGTTATTGGCCTCTACCAGGCAGGCGCAGGCGCTGCCAGCTTTGCGGCTGGTGGCAGCGTCACCCTGCGCGGCACCGCGCCCACCATTGCGCAATACGGAACGATGGGCATTGTGCGGGTGGGTGTGAATGAGTGGGCTTATATCCAATGAACCTGCTTTCCAAGCTGATGCTGCGGTCGGGGGTTTCTGGCCCTTTGCGCTCTGTTGCCGCTCAAAGCGCACTAGGAACGCAAATAAACGCCAATACTCGCGGCTCTGGTACACATACAGTCCTTTACAACCGCATCCCTTTTGTGATCGGGTCTAGTGCCGTTACATCCATTAAGCTGCTGTTTAACGGATGGTATATCCAGGCCGGGACAGCCGTTGCATCCATTGGCAACGGCTACACGATTGATGCGTGCGCCCTTGAAATGAACGGCACATTTACACCGGTGACGTTTAGCGCCTCCCGTTCAAAAGTCATCAACGCGCTTGATACCGAAATCTCAAGCGACGCGATTACAGCGGCATCGTTGGGCCTTGGGTCTATGGCGGTGGGCACTGTTGGCTACATCCGAATAGCCGTGAGAACATTGCGAGGCGAGTTTATACATGCGGCACCATTCCCCGCGGCCACGGGGATCAACACGGTCAACGTGGACCCCGAAAAGGTTTCATTTACAACAGGCATAGATGCGACTGGTAGTTTTGCGTACAACATGATTAATGGTGGCGTGAATGGCACCGACGCCGCTTTTACAAGCCGCCAGTTCCCGGTCGTTGTTGTTGCGAACCACTCCGGTGTAAGCATTGGTTTCATGGGCGACAGCAAAACCGCGGGCACTGGCGACACGCTCACGGGGACCACATTCACAGGTGGCCTTGCGAGAACGCTTTTTCCAAGCGTTGCCTCTACGACAGGTGCAAGGGCTGGCCTGATGTTTGGCTGCCCTTCTGGGTTCGCCATTGAACACACCGCAGGGGCAAACGCTGCGCTTATTCAGGGCTATTACAAATACTGTACGCACGCCGTTGTCGGTTACGGAACCAACTCCCGCAACGAATCGGCCCAGACAGCACTACACACCGCAATCCGAGCGCAGGGCATATCCAAGATCATCCAGATGAGTCTGACCCCGCGCACAACTGGCACATACACCACGGCAGGCGGTCAAACGGCTGTTGCAGGGTGGAATAGCTCGGGCGGAACCGCTGGCACGTTTGAGGTGTTCTTGCAAGCCAAGTTGGCTACCGATGCCAACATGACCTATTACAACCCTACCTTTATCCGCGACTCTTTTGACGGCGGCGATTACTGGAAGTGGCGCAGCAATGGCGGTATTGCCCGTACTGATGACGGCCTGCACGAAAACGCGGGGGGTTACGAGGAAAACGTAGGCACTGCTGGGGAAGCAACGACGCAGGCAGGCGGCACGGTTGCAACAACCTTGCGTGCTTTGGTTCAGGCGCTTTGAGCAATCGGTTGCATAGCCCATGACCACCACCACCGAACCCCTACGCCACCCCGCAGGCGACACCCTGGCCTTCACCAAGACCCTGGCCGACTACCCCGCCGATGAGTCATGGGTGCTGTCCTACACCCTCATCAACGGCACCCACAAAATCACCTTCGCCGCCACAGCCAGCGGCGCAGACCATGCCATCAGCGTGGCCGCCGCCACCACCTCGGCCTGGGCCCCTGGCACCTACACCTGGCAATCGGTGGTCACCAAAGCCGCAGAGCGCTACACCATCGGCCAGGGCACCATGGTGATCGCGCCCAACTTTGCCGCCGCGTCCACGTATGACGCCCGCACCAGCGCCCGCAAGGCCCTGGATGCCGTCAACCTGCTGATGGAGACCTATGGCGCCAAAGCCTACCTGCAGGGCTACGAGATCAACGGCCGCAAGCAATCGTTTCACACGCCGGGTGACTTTTTGGCCTTCCGCAGCAAGCTGGTGGCCGAGTGCGCCCGCGAAGACAACGCCGCCCGCCTGGTCGCCGGCCTGGCGCCACGCAACCAGATCCAAGTCAGGTTCAACAGCCGATGACCACTACCACTGCCACCCAGGCAACCGCCCCTGCAGCCTGGTACGACACCCGCCGCGTATCCACCAAAAGCAGCGTAGTGCTGGGCAAGTGGCTGCAGCAGCGCCAGGGCGGCATAGAGCGCGCAGGCCTCACGCCCGTGCGCCTGCTCCCACAGGCAGGCGGCGGCCAGCGGCGCAACTACGCCGCCGCCCAGGTCAACCGCCTCACCGCCGGCTGGTCCACCGTCAGCGCCAGCGCCAACAGCGATATCCACCGCAGCCTGGACGCCGTGCGCGCCCGCAGCCGCAAGCTGGCCAACGATGACGAGTACGTCAAAAAGTGGCTGGCCATGGTCACCACCAACGTGGTGGGGCCCGTGGGCTTCCGCTTCCAAGCCCGTGTGTATGACCAGCCCGGTAAGCCCGACGCCCTGGCCAATGGCGCCATAGAGGGCGCATGGGCACGCTTTTGTAAAAAGGGCGTGTGTGATGTAACCGGCCGCCAGGGCATGCTGGGCCTGCAGCAGCTGGCCATTAAAGCCGCCGCGCGGGATGGTGAGTTTTTGATCCAGATCATCCGCGGCAAAAACGCCAGTAACCCCTTCGGCATAGCCCTGCAGGTGCTGGACATTGACCGGCTAGACACCGCGCTCAACAAACCCGCAGAGGGCACCGCCAACGCCATCCGCATGGGTGTGGAGCTTAACGCCTACGGCCGCCCCGTGGCCTACTGGCTTAAGACCGCCCACCCGGGCGACCTGTACCAAAGCACCAGCGGCGTGCAGGGCGCCCGGCACCAGCGCGTGCCGGCCGAGGACATCATTCACGAATTCATTGCCGACCGGCCCGAGCAGGTGCGCGGCATGCCCTGGGCACACGCCGCCATGCTGCGCCTGAATAATTTGGGCGGGTACGAAGAGGCCGCAGTCATCGCCGCCCGCGTGGGCGCCAGCAAAATGGGATTTTTCACCACGCCAGACGGCCAGGGCGAGGTGGTCAGCACCGGCACCGATGACGGCACCGCCGATGGTGGCTTGACCATGGACGCAGACCCTGGCGTATTCCAGAGCCTGCCCGAGGGCGTCAAGTTTGAAGCCTTTGACCCCGATTACCCGGCCGCCATGTATGCCGATTTTGTCAAGGCCAACCTGCGCGGCATAGCCAGTGGCTTGGGCGTGGCCTACCACGCGCTGGCCAATGACCTGGAGGGCGTGTCGTTCTCCAGCATCCGCAGCGGCACGCTGGAGGAGCGTGATGCGTGGATGCTGATCCAAGAGTGGTTTGCAGTCAGTTTCATGGACCGCGTGCACGCCGAGTTTATGCAGGCAGCCCTTGCCTTTGGCCAGATCACCATGCCCAACGGCAGCGCCCTGCCACTGGCCAAAATGGACAAGTTCACCCCCCACATCTGGCAGCCCCGCCGCTGGGAGTGGGTGGACCCGCGGGCCGATATCGAGGCCGACATAACTGCCATCAATGCGGGCCTCAAGTCCCCCCAAAGCGTGGCCGCCAAGCTGGGTGTGGACTATGAGGACTTGCTGGAAGAAATCAAAGCCGCCACCGAAATGCGCGAGCGCCTGGGCGTCAAGATAGCCAGCGAGGCCGCCGCCGCCGCAGCTGCAGCGGGCAAAGCCGCCGCCGAAAACGCCGCCACCGCCAACGCATAGCGCACCGCCGCAAACCCAACACAAAGCCAGCCCTGCGCTGGCTTTTTGCATGGCGCACACCACGCGCACACGCGCTTATTTGTGCCAGTTTCCCCCTGATTTAAACCGGCCAGAAACCGGACAGTGTGGGCCATGACAACACCCAAGGCCCAGCCCACCACACTCAAGCCCGGCACCAAGCTGCACCGCGCCTTTGCGGTAGAGCGCAGCGCCATCAGCGAAGAGCTGCGCACCGTAGAACTGGCCTTTGCCAGCGAGACCGCATACGAGCGCTGGTGGGGTGTAGAAATTTTGGATTGCACAGCCACCGCCATGCGCATGGGCCGCCTCACTAGTGGTGGCCCCCTGCTGTGCGACCACGACACAAGAGATCAGATCGGAGTGATTGAGTCAGTCCAGATCGGTGCGGACAGGGTTGCCCGCGCCGTGGTGCGTTTTGGAAAAAGCGCGCGGGCTGAGGAAGTTTTCCGCGATGTAGTCGACGGCATACGCCGCAACGTGTCGGTGGGTTACCAGATCCACCAGGCCGTGCTGGTAGAGACCAAAGACGACCAGGACACCTACCGCGTGAGCGACTGGGAGCCCTATGAGATCAGCCTCGTATCTGTGCCCGCAGACGCATCCGTAGGCGTAGGCCGCAGCGCCGCTGATAGCGACCCGTCCCCCGTGGTGCCCGTGCCCACAGCCACCCCCCAACAACGCAATTCACCCAAGGAACCCACCACCATGACTACTCCCGTCATCGACTCCACAACTGCACCCGTTGCAGCCCCCGCCATCACCAGCGAAAACGTACGCGCCCAATTGCCCGCCGCG